CAGAGAAGGGAATGTGTGGATCAGCCGTGTTGGGCTTTGCACCATCTGGCCCCACTATACTGGGATTACACCAAACTGGTGGAACTTCACGTAAAATTTCGGCTGTATCTCTTACAAGAGAAATTGCTGATAAAGCCGTGGATTTCTTGAAGATTACCTTCGTCCAGTCCGGTGCTCCAGATCTGACCGATAAGAAAGGTGCTCCTATTCAGTTGCAACCTCTACATCGGAAGAGTGTATTCCGTTACATGGAGACTGGAGTAGCCAATGTTTATGGCTCTTTACCTGGTTTTAGAGCTGCTCACCGTTCTAAAGTTACTAAAACTTATATTGCGGATGAGTGTACAAAACGTGGTTACACTATTTCCACGGGTCCACCAGTTATGAAAGGCTGGGCACCATGGCGACGTGCAGCAATGGATGTCGCCGATCAGGTCTTTAACGTCCGTCAATCCCTCTTAGATGAGTGTATTGAATCGTTTTCCAAAGATATCCTTGACCGCTTACCTAGCGATCAACTAGAGGAGATTATTCTTTTGGATAATGATACCACTCTCAATGGATACCCCGGCACTAAATTTATCGATAAGATGAATCGTCGGACATCTATGGGTTTCCCGTATCGAGAAAAGAAGTTTCATTACTTGACTTATATGGGAAAACATGATGTGTGGGATGACTATGTCGTCTTCCATGACAAGTTCTATGAACGAGTTGATGGAATTATTGACACCTATGAGCAGGGAACTCGCTATATGCCAATTTTTATTGGTCACCTTAAAGATGAACCAATTAAATTTAGCAAAATTGAGTCCAAGGCTACAAGAGTGTTCTCAGGAGGACCTGGTGAGTGGTGTTTTGTGGTACGTAAGTACCTTCTCTCTCTTGTTCGAGTTATGCAGAATAACAAGTACATCTTCGAGACAGCACCAGGAACTAATGCCACTTCTGCTGAATGGGATCAGATTTATCATTACCTGACCAAATTCGGCAAAGATCGTATTATTGCTGGTGACTACTCAAAATTCGACAAGAAGATGAGTGCGCAGTGGATCCTAGCTGCATTTTCCGTTATCGACAACATACTTAAAGCAGCTGGTCGTTCGGAAAAAGATCGCCAAATTGTCCAAGGGATAGCCTATGATACAGCTTTCCCACTAACAGACTTTAATGGCGACTTGGTGGAGTTTTGGGGTTCCAACCCTTCGGGCCATCCGCTTACTGTTATTATCAATGGTCTTGTCAATGCCTTGTACGTTAGGTACTCATGGGCTTTGGCTGGTAATGACTTGACAGAATTCAAGGAATCTGTCAGTCTTATGACCTATGGTGATGACAATATTATGGGTGTTGCCCGCCATGTGGATAATTTCGACCATACTGTGTTGGTTGATAAGCTCAGCACTATTGGTGTTGTTTACACAATGGCGGACAAAGAGACAGCCTCAGTACCTTTTGTTAACATCTCAGATGTTACATTTTTGAAGAGAGGTTGGCGTTATGAACCGGAGATTGGACATCACGTGGCGCAGATTGAACATGCATCGATTGCAAAGATGCTTACTATGCATATACCATCAAAAGTGGTGTGTGTAGAACAGCACGCTGTTGATGTTATGTTTACTGCGTTAGCGGAGTATTTCTTCTATGGACGTAAGGTCTTTGATGAAAAACGGGCCATGTTTTTTGAGATAGTGCGAGAGAAAGATCTTGCACCATATCTTCAACGTGATTTCCCAACTTTCGACATGATCTATGATGTCTATATGGAGAATAGTCAGGATTATTATCCTGGAGGAAAGTGCCCAACATGTTAAGTTGAGCACGGGGCCTGAACTATAAGGTCCTTTAAACCAAAATGTAGTCGTAAGTGCATAGTTACCTATCCCTATATATATCTGGCTAATATTGGGAGAAGGGATGTACGCGAGATCCACTTGGGCGTTCCCCAAAGTCACTATTTAGTGATGTGTTAGTTGATCCACAATAGCCAACACCTGTGATGCAAATGAGGATAATGCACCACACATAGGAATCATTCTCGACAAAAATCAAAAAGAAAACAGCCAAGATCCTGT